TATTATTTCTCCTATCCATAAATTTTGTGGTGTATTTGTAGTTACAAAATTTGCCAATAAAAAATCAGTGATCTCTTGATCTGAATATTTTCTTGAGGTTTTTTCAAACCAATACTTATCCTTTCTTTTATTAAAGGATGTCATGGTTGCTCTTGATTTTCCACCATATTTAAAGAAGTCATATCTTTTATTAGTGAAATGACTCTTCATTGACAAATAAGTTTGGTAAGTTTCAAACGGTGTCACTTTCATCTTCATCATCTTCTTCACATTTTAATTCTGTAATTGCATCGACTGGAACTTCTGCTTTTCCAATTCGATACCAGTGTTGATCAACTCCAATACTATCAGGTCTCACTCCAAGATACTCTAAATCTTGAAATGTATGTTCACGCAATATTGCCTGAAGTCGATAATGCATCAAGTCTTTTGTTTTCATTATAATGGTAGTTTTGCACGAGAGGTCTTCTTCATAAAGTTTAACTGAATTGCATCATATTTCAACCTTTCTTTAAGAGGTTTTGTAACAAGTTTTGTTACCGATTGAATTTCAATATCATTCATCTCACAATACTGACATATTGCATCTATGTAATTTATTTTTTCTTCGGCAACTATCTTTTCAATTTCCATTGAAAATTTAGTTGGAGTTAGAAATTTACTTTCTATAGCTTTTTCGAGTTCTTTATTTGGTTCCATAAAACTCCAGTTTGTCTTTAACAAATTTGTCGATGTATCTACTAAGAAGTCTGATATACTTGGTTTTGTTAGTTTCTTCATAAACAACGCATTCTCCATTTTCACATGCCATAATAATGACTAATTTTTTAACTGCTATATTCTTCATTTCATATAGCATACAACCATATCCCATAGCTTGAACAAAGTAATGTTCAATCCACTCTCGTGGTTTAGGTTTCTTAGATGTTTTGAAATCTATTATTGCTAATTCACCATCATGTTCTGCGATACAATCGACAGTTCCAGCAATTCCTAGTTGTTTACTATATAGGGCACCTTCAAGAGTATGAATTTGATTGATTCTACTCAACTCTTTCTTTGAAATTTTAAATAAAAAATCAGATATTGGAGGAACCTTTGGTAACTCTTCATTTTTTAAGTAATGTTCTGTAAGTGTATGCATGTCTGTGCCACGAGTTGTAGCAGCTTTTGTAACACGGTCTGCCTCTTCATTACCAACTCTCTTTCTCCAATCAAGAAAGATTTGTTTATTAAAATGACTAGTGATGGAAGTTATTGATACTAATTTAATCAATTCTTTTTCATCTGGAATTTTATAGTACCTTACACCATCTATCGTTTCTCTCTCAAGAGGTTCAAGGTTTAAGTTTACATGATTAAACATCAAAATTTATCTCTAGTTTCGATAAAAGATATTCCTTAACAAGTCCCGAACGAACTATATCATTGATATCAAATTCTATTATACCAAAAGATGGCATTTTACGCAAGATGTTCATGAAGTCAACGATACCATTCTTGTCATTTGTCTTAACCAAATCTGTTTGACTTGCATCACCACAGAAACATATCTTTGTATTTTCACCAACACGAGTGATAATACTGTCAAGTTCATGAAAATTTAGATTTTGAAACTCATCAACAATAATAATTGCATTGTCAAGTGTAGTTCCACGAATGAAAGAGGTGCTCCAAAACTTAATCGTCTCCTGAGCTTTAAGATTACCATAAAGCATTTCAAAGTCCGCATCAGAAGGCATCTGAAACATGTACTTAACCATGTTTTTGTATGGTATTTGGTAAATGTCTGCTTTATCCTCATGATCACCTGGTAAAAAACCAATCTCTCTGGTAGATACAAGAGATCTCACTAGATAAATTTTTTCATATGGAGTGTTTTCATTTAAAACTTCAGCAAGTGCCTTGTACAAAGTGATAAATGTTTTACCTGTACCAGCACAACCATAAGCAACTATATTTTTTTGACCATCATAGTAATCAAATAATTTTTTTTGATTATCTGATAAGGGTTCGATATCAATCAAGTAACTATTATTCAGAGGTTTTTTCCTCTTCATTTGTTTGGCAGTTAGACCAACACCTATTGGTTGATCTGAACTAGATCCTCTTTTTCTTCTAGCCATTTAATTTACGATATAGTTTGATCTTCAGGGGCAGATTGAGTAGAAGATTCATAAGATCCTCGACGTGCTAATCTCCCAGAAATACCACCAGCTTTTTCAGACTTTTTAACAATTTGATTCCAACTAGGATGTCTTTTGTTTAATTTGTCTTGCCAATCACCAACACTTTCTATTCCCAAACCTGGCATAGTAGAAGGATCAGAGTAATCACGAATCCAGTCAGGATTATCTTCCTTCCATTTATCCCAATCCATCACACTCATAACGACCTCTTTTCGATCACCAGTTTTGTTATTAATAACAGGATATGTAGCCATGATTATAAGTTATGTAAAGTTATTTAGATCCATTCAAGTGCCTCAGATACAGCAGGAAATTGTTCGGTAAATACCTTACGACATCCTTCTGCAATATCCATGTGTTCTTTTTGTGTTCCATGTGCAGATCTTAGATTTATATAATGTATCCAAGACCGACAAGAACCTGTCATATAAATTCTGGTTGGAGTACAAAGGGGTAAAACCATACGAGCACACTCTTTTGCTACTCCTAACTCTAACATTTGATTATATAGAGCAAGAGATGAACCAAACAGAGTTCCCATCTGCATGTTTAAAGATTGTATGACATTAGGATCTAAATCATCTGTGGAATTTTGACGATTTTTACTATCCTGTTTACGAAGTTTTGGTAATTCAATGCTTCCTAACAAATTACTATCAGCATATCTTTGAGAAAATTCTTGAAATGTAAAACTACGATGTCTTAATATCTGTGCTGCAATTGCACGAGTAGTTTCAATCTCAAGTGTCATAGAAGATTGTTCAAAAACAGACCAGTGATTATGCTTGATACAATACTTTAACAAACCAGAGTAATTTTCATTATCTTGATTTGATGGATTAGATACTCTGGCGATGTATGCCATTGTTTTTTCTGCATCAGGAGTGATACTTACTAATTTAATATTCATTCACCAAATCCTAATGGTTTATTTTTTTTAGATCTTTTCACTTCATTTTCCAAAATACTTAATTGCTCCCTCATAAATTTTAATTCTTCAGCATCATACAAATAATCTTGTTTCAATGCTGTTTTTAAATCCTTTAAAATTCTTTTAGTTCTCATAATCAGATTATATTGTACTCATTGTAGCATAAAAAAAAGAGGGTTTCAACCCTCCTTAATGTTAACTGCAAGGTGATGCCTTACTTTTAACTTTTATTCCACGATACATAAGTTCGTGACGATCACGTTTAGTTGCTTCTTCAACAACTTTTGCGTTGTACTCTTCAGAGTCATACTTGACTCCACGATAAGTGACTGTTGCCATTTGCTTGTCCTCAGTAGTAGGGTTTTTTAATCCCGTTCCTTCAGTCGGCTTTTGCGTCCCCTACGGGATGAACGATTCCGTTCCGAGTCGGCTTACTTGCGACCTCTTACGAGGTTGAACGTTGTGTTAATTCTAACACATTCATATTATATAGGCAAGTAAAACTGTAACATCTGTTACATTTTTAAATTATCTTCTTTTTTTCTTTTCTTTTGGTTTTTGATAGTTCCACAGTGCGGGTTTAATATTACCTTTACCATAGTTAATCGATTTCAACTCACGTTTAAATTTATCATAATACATATCAAATAATGTTACCTGTGTTCCTCTGGTCAAATCAAAAAAAGTTTCACCATCCACCTGATATTCTACGATATAAGAGTCAGTTGGAAATTTAGAACTATCTAATTGTTCTTTTTTTGCTCGTTCGACTAACATTTCACAACCGTATTTTTCTTTTAATCCATCCTTTTCTTTTTGTGACCAAGAAGTTTTTGTAATAGTCTCTTCCATTATCCTCTATTCCCCCACATGATATCTGGATATGCTTCTGACACAATTTCTTTTGTAATTTTATAAACATCACTTAATTTTTTATCCTTACAAAGAATAACGATCTCAGCTTCCAATGGATGTAATCCCTCTAAAATATTAATAAACATTGATTCTCTACGAAGATTGCTTAAACCATCATCACCACCTCTAATGAAACGATAAAAATGTTTGAATTCTCTTTTAATAGTTGTACGTCCTTGTCCATCACTTACACCTAAAGAAAAATTTCCCGTGCCATGCATCGATCTAACTTCTTCAGATATTTTTGCAGTAAGACCTCCAGTGTACGTATTGTTATCATCATACCCAGAATATGGTACTTCTCCTTCTGGAAGAATACTAACCAAACTCTCATCAAAATTCCAAATTAAGATTGCCTTAAGTGACAAGTCTTCATATTTTTTAAGAACTTCAATTTTCTTTGCATTAGATCTTTGTTTTGATACTAAATCTAATACCTCAAAGACAAAAGGATTTCTTGGTAAGTCAAGACTTACAGGTTTTTTAACGGTGACTGTTTTTGCCTTTTTTGGTTTACGAG